TCTGCATGCCAACCTCATAAAATTTTCATCCACGGCAGTGGCACCACACTTCAAACATTCGTTTCACAATTTCACGGCAGTAGAAACCGTCAACATCTCGTGTCAGGTCATAGCGATTGCCGTAACGCTGGTGGACCCATTGTTCAAATGCTTTATTCATTGTTTACTTCCTTTTCATGGCTCGTAATTTTTTCAGATGAGCTTCCTGCTCTGTTTCTGCCAGAATTTGTCGGTATTCCTGGTGATCAATCCGTTCAAACAGTTCATTGAAATCGTTTATTTTTACTGACTGTGTTCGCCCATCCATTCTTCTGTACAACACAGTGTTGTTTATGCAGCGAACAATTTTTATCGGGTAGCCAGCACTATCGGTGTATATCTGCCCGCGTTGAATCAAAGCGAACATGTGGTTATCCCCATCGACAAATCGAGTACACAACAAACGCTACTGCGAATACCATCCCCAGAGTTACGATTGCATCAGGCCAGCTCATTGATTCACCTCCTGCGGCGTCCTGGTATTCGATTTTCATTCCGGATGCTCCTGAGCCACATTGAAATCGCCATGATCACGACAAGGCATCACAACAAATTCAGGATTGCCATACATTGAGTTGATGATGGAATCAAACTGAATTCTGACCGCTTGCCCGTCACCGGAGGGACGTAACTGGACGGGAATAAATTTACGCTCACGACCAAACATCTTCTCTGGATAACTCAGGTAACCCGCCTGGATCACCGGGTGTGTACAGAGGTCAAATTTTTTCGGAATGATGCGTTCCAAATCCGGAAAACAACCGTCCACCAATTTAATGCCGGTAATGGACAGTCGGCGCTGAAACTGGTCGCGATGAACAGCGATCGGCTCTTTACTAAAAATCAGCTCTGTCGTTTCGGCTTTGGCCGGGACGCCACCTTCGAACTGGACAATGATGTTTTTCTTCGTCCGGATGCCGTGAGTCATGCGCAGTGCCACGGAACCATTGGTTGCCTCAATATGTTTTGGCGTGATGTGAAGACCGTTCAGGTAATAACGAACGTCGTTTTTAGCAGCGCACACCAGAGCGGCGCGAATAAGTTTTGACTGGATGATCATGCTTTATCCTCCCATCCGATTACCTGGAAAAGCCCCATCTTCGGGTGATACCAGCGTGTGCCGCGTGGTTCAGCCTCTGACATCATTTGGTGGAACGCCGCCATAAATGTCTCAAGCTCGACGACAGCCCTGCGAGACAACAGACCGTCCGGAGTCATAAATTCGTGCGTGTCGGTAGGGATGTGGTAGGCGTTGACCAGATTCCGACACTTGGCGTCACTCATTCCGCTTTTGGCTACCACCTGGCGGTAACCGACATATCCAGTGCGCATTGTGCCGCGTTTGATGTTCTCCACAGCTTTGGTGACCGTTTCGATCTTCTCTTCAACATGACTCAGGCGCTTCTGCTGGCGAACGGCATCGGCGGCCATTGCAGCGATCATCTCCATTTCCGTCAGCGGCGCATGAGTTCGGAAATAGCTGTTAACCAGTTCGCGCTGAACCTGCCATGCAAGAGCATCGTTAAAAGGCTTCGTCAACATCAGGTAACCAGACTCGAAAAGAATGATCCCTTTGGCAGTTCGCGCGGCAAAGGCATCAGAAAGTGACTCCGTACGTATTACGTCCGCAGTCATTTCAAGAAAATCCACCCCTTCGATAAAGTGAGAACGGTTGCGGTTAAACGCAGCACGGGCGGTACCTTCCGGGCGCTGGTGGACGTCATCAATCATTGCAAATGTCACAACACGCTGACCGCGATATTCGATTACCGGAAACTGTTTGTTGTTGATGGTTACAATATTCATTTTTATCTCCAGACAGCCCGGCGTGTAATACCGGGCATATGTATTACTTAACCTGAATAAATGGTGTGTTGGCACCGCTGGTCATGTATTGCGGCAGTGTACCGTTCCACTTGTTGATGGCTTCCAGCTCCATAACACCGGGGTTCTGGCGCAGAGCTTCACCGCGTAAACGAATAGCATCGGCTTCGGCCTGGGCTTTTGTGCGAATCGCATCTGCCTGTCCGGCAGCTTCCGCGCGCAACATGTTGGCTTCCGCTTCGCGCTGTTTTACTTCCTGCTCGCGTTGCAGGGTTTTCTGGTTCGCCGTGACTTTGGCATTAATGCTGTCGATAACAGTAGGCGGGTACTCCGGCTTACCCACATATGAGAGGCTCATTACCTGAATACCGATGGGCGTCATTTCTTCCTGAATGTCTTTAAGAGCTGCATCCAGCAGCTCAGACTTGCCGCCGTCGATAAATTTGTCGGTGGTCATTTTGCTGGCCAGTCGGTTGAGTGCGTCGGCTATCTTCTGGCGCAGGTCGGTGTCGGTAATGTCGTCCACGCCTTTGCGGTAGGTCTGAAAGACTGTGGTAACTTTGGATGGATCAACTTTGTAGGCCACGCCGATGTGATAGCCGATGGTTGTACCGTCACTCATCTGGAAACTGAATGGATCATCGTAGGTCTTCATCTGCTTAAAGGTCGGGAATATGTAAACCTCAGTGTTCCATCCCGTCCAGTAGCGCCCAACACCGACCACTTCACCGACGCCTTTATCGTCGCCCAGTTTGTTTACTTTGATGCCCACATTACCAGGCTCAACGCGATCGCAACCGACAAGGCCAATGGTCGGCAGAACAAGGGCTAAAGCAAAAAGTAATTTTTTCATCTTTTATCCTTAGAAAAAGAAAGACCCTTATAAATGGCATAAATGCAGGGCGGGGTCAGACACGCCAGAGCAAAGCCAGAAATCACTGCTACCGTATCCTTCATTGATATGAGGGCCGGAACGATTAATCCGTAAATACATGTGATAATTGCCAGTGATATAACTATTCTGAAATAAATGTTCATGGTCCTCCTGATGTATTCGGCTTGCCTTATTTAATTGCGTCATGGTTAATTTCGTTTACGTCAGAATGGTTTTGTTGCCATCAGTTCGTAATATCCGGCGCTCCATGTGTCATATTTTCTGAACCATTTTTCTGTATACTGTTTCCTGGCGATGAGTCTGCGCAGTCGTCTGATTGTTCGCTGGTGTGCGCGGGTATACTCTGTGGTTGATTCTCCACGTTTCCATATTTCATTCCCGTTGAAGATAAAACGCTTGTCAGGATGGCGTTGTCGGAATCCTGAACGTTCAAAAGCGCGGGTGGTCATAAAGAAGGCCAGGTAACGAATTGCCGTTTTTCGAGTGAGGCATTTTTTTGTTCTTCCGTGGCGTGTTACAAAAAATAACGGGCCGACGGGTGTATCATGTTTCTGTAATGCCTGGTTAATGGCGCTGGCGCTGGCGGTGCGGTTGTCGATCATTTCTTTATTTCTCCCGAATAACGTTCATGACTCATTACTTCCCAGTTCCGGCCGTCGTCTTTCGATAACAGCCGCCAGCGACGGTTAACCTTCAGACTGAGATATCCGGTGCGCTGTATCCGATGCGGAAATATCCGTCGGCATCGGTACAACAACAGGACCTGCAATGCCTGCCGGTGGATCCGCTCAGGAATGCGTGTTGCTGTTAATGCCACTGGTTTCCTCCTGAGCTGGTGCTGTTATCTGATACCCCGCTCTTTCTGCCAGCCGTATGAATGTATCCATGCTGGCAATCAGCTAGCCATCGCGGACTTTGCAGACACCTGTGACTTGGCCATTTTCAATCGTCATAATGATCTGTACTTTTTCGTGTATAAGAGGGGATAAATCAGACATCAGTTAATTCCTCCACTGATATATTTCTCTTTTACGTAGTCAACAACCTCTTTTAAAAGGCCGTCCACTATCAGTTTCCCTGATTCAGTGAGATATTCCGTGTGTTGATTAATACCGATGGCATTCTGGTATGCGGTACGGATTGTTGCTTCTCCTTCCGTCCGTCCATATTCCACACGGGTAAGACCCTCAAATCGTAATAACAACTGGTTCATGAACTGTTCAGTTATTTCTATCGTTGTTATTTCTCCGTCCGGGAGGTCAACGACGAGCAGATTACTACCTGTTTTACGTTGCATCCGCCGGAGTGCCGCTGTTACCATGCGGCGACGATCTTTATAAATGGTTGTACATGCCATTTGTTATTTCCCGTATGCTTTTCTGAGAAACAGTATTGCAACTGACCAGTATCCTGCATTAGCCATTAATAATGCGGTTTTATAAGCGTTTCTATTTTTCATGCATCACCATTATTTTCTGGTTGTGGAAATCCACGACCAGAGGCCGTCATGTTTTTATGTGTGATTTTTTACTGAGTGTTCTTTATTCGTTGCGTAGTGTTTCTATATACTCGTAAGCCATTTCACAGGTCTTATTCATGGAGCGAATGAGACAGCATAAATAATCGTCTGTCTCTCCTTGGTCGGGCGAATTCTTAAATATAAATTCAAGCATTGATGTATTCTCTTTTATTTGTGCCGCCACTTCCTCAAGAATATTTAATGGAGTTATCATGTTCTTTGCTCCTTAAATGCATCGCATGCGCTTCTGGCGTATTGTTGTGCCAGTAAAAAGATATCATCCGAAAGTTCATCACATTCTTCATCACCGGAAGCCGAAATGATTAACCCCGCTTCAAGCAGTACGGCAATGTGATGAAAAGCTGTCTCCGGTTCGTTGGTAAGGCCTTTGAACATTTTCATCTTATGCTTCCTCCTGATTTTGTTTATAAGCATCAGTCAATAACAACATTGGATCACAGCCAAGAACATTAGCCAGAGGGATAAGCATGCTGATGGTTGGTTCGTACTCTCCGCTTTCCCACTGGATGATGATTTCTTCATCGAGGTCGAGCAGTCTGGCGAGTTCGGCTGTTGTTAAGCCGCAGTCTTCGCGTTGGGTGCGAAGACGGTTGTTGATTGCAGAATTTTTGTTCTGTAAAAGCATTGCTGACGATAGCTTTCTGGATATGCTATTTGTCATATCCCATGCCAGTCCTGCGCATGACTCTATATCGCTAGAGAGCGTAGCATCTGGTGTTGCTTTTGCTATTAGTGTAATGAGGCTGCCGAGGTTTTTCAGTTCTTCGAGACAGTCAAGAGTTGTAGCTTTATTGATCATGAGATGATACCTCAGTTACGAACTTTGCTTCATGGTAACTAAGGTATCAAGGTGTGGCAAGTAATTTTTGATACTTTGGTTTCTTTTTGTGTTTTGTGTCTGGTCAGAAAATATCCCACCTGGCATCAACCACAACACCTACTATTTCGCAATCATTGTCCATTTCTATGATTGGATATTGTGGATTAAGGGGCTTTAGAAACGCCTTTCCCATTTCAGAAATATATTTTTTGAATGTTGCTTCATTGGTAGATTTTTTTCTGGCGATGACGTAACACCCTGAAAAAACTTCTTTATCTGGGTTGACAAGGATCGACATTCCTTCAGGAAATGTTATTCCTACGGGCGAAGTCATTGAGTCTCCGTGCACTTCCAGCCAGAACCCCCTCTCACCAGCGTATTTTACAGAATGCCTCCAATTATCCTGATCATACATGTTGTAGTCATCACCAGCAGTTGCGAATAATCCTGCCTGAACCCAGTTAATTACAGGGTAAGAGTGTGCTGTGTCTCTCTGTGGGCAGCTCTTAACATTATTTTCCCAATGCTTATCTTTTTCATCTCCGTTCTGAAGCCACTGCGGTGAACACTGCAGTGCAGCTGCGACTTTAAAAAGGGTGTCACCGTTGAAACTTTTTGTAAGGCCTTGCTCGGCTTTACTGATTGCAACTCTGGTGACCCCTGCTTTTTTAGCCAACGCATCTTGCGTTAACCCAGCTTTTTGTCGTGCGTTGATGAGGCGTTCACCTAAAGATTTCATTTTTCTTCTCCTTTCATGGCTGCTGATACTAAAGTAACAGAATTTCTTGATACTTTGGATTCTCGCGTTTAACATTCTTGGATAACAGAGTATCCGGCGTGAGGCTAAAGAATGACCCTTTATGAAATATTAAAAACTCAATTTAAGACCAATGCCGCTATTGGCCGTAGGTTCCCAAAGAAAGGAAGGCCTCGTGGTAGTCAGGGAGTTGGAAAGTGGAAAACGCGGGGCGTTCCGGAGGATGTTGCCATTCTCTGCCATCTGGATCCGAACATTCCATATACACATCCAAGCTTAGCGCGCACGGGAGAGGTGAAGGGCTTGTATGTCCCAGAATTACGTTCAGACAGAGATGCCATCTAG